GACAATATACAGATGAGTTGCAATTAGCTCAAAGATATTATTATAAAATTACACCATTGTCTGGTCAAACAACAACAATGATTGTTGGCGGTACGGAAAGTGGCACCACTGCATCTGTTGGTGGACTAACATTCCCAGTAACGATGAGAGTTTCTCCATCTTCTACATTTAATAATGTCTATTTTTATTCTTATGCAAGCGCAGGGCAGCCAGCATCTATTAATGTAAATAGATCATCGCAATCGATTGCATCTTTCTACATCAATTCAACAAGTCTTGTTCCAGGACAAGTTGGATATCTATATGTGCCAACTTCAAGTAATGGTTACATTGATTTCTCAGCAGAGTTGTAAAAATGACAACATTAAAATACGCCCCATATAATCTTACTGGCAATTTAACAACTGGTAATTTAAGTACAGGAAATGTTACCAGTACATCTCTAACAAGTAATACATTAACAAGTAATACATTAACAATGGCAGCTGCAATAGAAAATGCTGTTCTTGTTGCAGCTGCACCTGTCGCTGCTCAAACAATTTATGCGTCAAATGGGTCTTTACAATATTTTACAACTGCAGCAACAACAAACTGGATTCCTAATTTTACATATTCTAGCGCAAACACTTTAAATAGCGTTTTAAGTGTTGGTCAAACAATGACATTTGCAATTCTCGTGACTAATGGATATCCCGCAGCGTATTATTCTAACACTGCTAATATTGATGGAACAAATGTTGGCGTGACTCAATATTGGCAATCAAATTTAATTCCGACATATGGAAATACTAACGGTATTGATGCATATGCATACACTATTATAAAAACATCATCAACTCCAACATATACTCTTTTAGCATCACAAACTCAATTCTAAAATGCCTACTATAATTACAAAGGGTGGAGTTAGCGCATATTCTTATGGTTTTTCAAACAGCGCAAGCGCAAAATATCTAGCTTGTGTATATCTGGTTGCTGGTGGTGGAGGCGGTGGTTCTGGTACTGCAGGAGCAGGTGGAGGTGGTGGTGCAGGTGGTGTATTGACTTCTAATGGATTTTTTATCAAAGGAAAATCATATACTATCACCGTTGGGGCAGGCGGCGCAGGCGGTTCTGCTGCAGCTGGTGGTTGCGGTTCAAACACTTTAATCTACATACAAAATACTATTATAGCTGCTAATGCTATCGGAGGCGGTGGTGGTGGTTGGTCGACTGGAAGTTTTCCCAATGGACCTTCAGCAGCATATGGTAGAAGTGGAGGTAGCGGAGGAGGAGCATCATCAAAAAGTCCTGTTTTTGGAACAGGAACTCTAGGTCAAGGATTTTGCGGCGGTGCTGGGCACTCAGATAACTCCACATACGATTTCGGTGGTGGTGGGGGAGGAGCTTCTGCTGTGGGTGCTAGTTCTCCTGGCAATACTGGAGGTAGAGTGGGGGGCGCTGGATCAAATACAGCATACATAACAGCCAATATTGCTAACGTTACTTTAATTGGATGTGTCACCTCAGGTAATGTTATTTTTTCAGGTGGCGGCGGTGGCGGTTTTGGTGGACCTGGAGCCTCAGGTGGTGCTGGTGCTGGTGGTGCTGGTGGAGGTGGCTCAGGTGGTTGTGTTGGAGGGTCTCCAGGGAAAGCAAATACTGGTTCTGGAGGCGGCGGTGGTGGGAATAGAAATGGTCCAAATAACGGTGCATCTGGTGGCAATGGAGTTGCAATTATTAAATATTGCAGCCCAGTTCAAAGAGGATCAGGTGGAATAGTGATAAATTGCGGAACCAAATGGTATCATGTCTTTACATCTTCTGGTTTTTACACCGCATAAATAATTTTACTTTTGTTATTAATTAATTTATAATAGTATTATTTGAAAAGGAAAACATCATGGTAGAAGTAGTCGGCGAAGCCCCTGAAATTGAAGTGAAGCCAGAAGAGCAATTACAAGAGTTGCACTATTTCACCAGTGCAGTGTATACAATTAAAAAGCCAGAATTTCAAAAAGTGGCTTCTATTGTTTCTCATGAACTTTTAAACAAAGTAAAAAAAGAACAGAAATTGGATGAAATTTATCCAATCTATCAAACGGAAAATTTCGCAAACGATCCACGCCTAAAAGATTTTACAACATACATCGCAGCAACTGGCTGGAATATTCTATCTCATCAGGGATATGCTATGGAATCATTTTATGTGACTGTTAATGAAATGTGGTGTCAAGAACACCATAAATTTTCTGGTCAAGAAGAACATCTTCATGGGCTTGGTTCACAAATATCTGGATTTTACTTTTTAGATTGTCCAGAGAATAGCACCAGACCAGTTATCTATGATCCTCGTCAAGCAAAAAAATATGCAAATCTTTATGAAAGAGACATGACAAAAGCAACCTATGCAAGCCTTGCTATAAACTTTGCACCAGAACCAGGAATGTTTATGTTTATGAATTCTTGGTTGCCTCATAGTTTCCCAAAAAATGCTTCAGATCAACCATTTAGATTTATTCATTTTAATCTTGGCATATCATATAACCCTAATGCAGTTATAAATGAACCAACACCTCCAGCTCCAGCAGAAGTCGTATGAACAAGTATCACATAAGATTTAATAAGTCTAGAGGTCAGCCAGGAAGAGGAAGCGTAGACCATGTTTGGAGAGTATTTGAGAATGGAGATAAAGAATATCTCTTCAAACATGTAAAACTCAATGTTCCTTCTTACGATGAAGCGACTGGAGAGGATTATAATATCTGCTGCAATGGTTTTTTAACGATAGATAGAGAGACTTCTACTGCAATTATTAATGAAAACCCATAATCTGTTAATAATAAATAGTCTAAAGGTCAGACTATGGGTAAAATAAATGATTCCAGCAAGCAGAGCAGATCTTGTAAATTATTGTCTTAGAAAGCTTGGATTTCCAGTAATTGAGATTAATATCGATCCCGATCAAATAGATGATCGCGTCGATGAAGCAATTTCTCTATGGCAACAATTCCACTTCGACGCTGTGACAAAAGTTTACATGCGTCATCAAGTCACTCAAGATGATATTACAAATAAATGGATTCCAGTTGATCCATTTGTAATTGGCGTTACACGTATCTTCACACTATCCACCGAGCAAGTAAACTCGGCTGCTACATCAAACTTTAACATGTTTGATATTAACTATCAGATTCGTTTAAACGAACTTTATGACTTCACCTCAGCTGATTACGTTTACTTTGAATTAGCAAACCAACACATTCGTACTCTTGAAATGTTGTTTTTAGGTGAACAACCGATTCGCTATAACCAATATGAAAATAAACTTTGGATTGACGTTGACTGGGGCGGTAAAGTTCAAGTAGGTTCATGGATTATTGCTGAAGCTTGGGCAACTTTAGATCCAGGTGTAATAACTAAATTCTGGAATGATAACTGGTTAAAGCGTTATACTACTGCTTTAATTAAAAGACAGTGGGGTGAGAATCTTAAGAAATTTAATGGAGCTAAACTTCCAGGTGGAATTACATTAAACGGACAACAAATTTGGAATGAAGCTGACGCTCAGTGTACAGCTCTAGAAGCAGAATTAAGAGACATGTATGAAATGCCATCTCAATTTGAGATCGGCTAGATGATTGTCCATAAACATCACATTGTTCCTAAACATATGGGTGGATCCGATGATCCTTCCAATTTAATTGAGCTTACAATTGAACAACATGCAGAAGCTCATCGTGTTTTGTTTGAACAACATGGTAAGTGGCAAGATCGTATTGCTTGGTTGACTTTGTCTGGTCAGATTAATGGAGCAGAAGCCGCACGCCAAAAAAGAATAGAAGTCAATAAAGCCAGAAAAGGTAGAAAGATGCCAGCTGGAATGGGTGAGAAGATTCGTCAAGCTAATTTAAAAAATGGGAATATTCCACCAATTGGTTCTAATAGTGGATCTTTTAAAAAAGGTAATGTTTCTTGGTGTAAAGGAAAAAAGAATTGGATGACTGAAGAACATCGCGAAAAGATTCGTGAAGCTAATCGTCGTAGAGCTAAGGTATCATCATAAATGACAAATCATTACTTTAATAACTTTGATTCTCGTTCAGAGCAACGACTTTATAATGATCTAATTAACGAATCAATACAGATATGGGGTATTGATTCGATGTATATTCCGCGCTCATCAGAATCTGATGTTGATTTAATTTTTGGTGATGATCCTACCAAAGTTTTTAATGCAGCTTATCCTGTAGAAGTTTATGTTAAGAGCGTAGACGATTTTGAAGGTAGTGATCTCTACAGCAAGTTTGGTTTAGAAATACAACATCAAGTTCGTTTCCTAATCACCACTGATGCATTTGGGCGTCGCGTTCCTTCCGATTACAAACGTCCACGCGAAGGCGATCTATTGTGGTTGACTAATTTCCAAGCTTTGTTTGAAATTAAATATGTCAATCAACAACATTTCTTCTATGCATTCGGTCAAAAGAAATTCTATGGCTTCGAATTAGTTTGCGAAAGATTCCGCTACAGTAACGAAAGTGTTGCAACTGGTGTTATTGAAATTGATGACGCAGTTAATACTCAAGCAATCACATACAACTTTAATATGCAAACTGGTGGAACTGGATCATATGATTTCGGAGAATTAGTATTCCAAGGCGTTCCAGGCAGTCCTCCAACAATAAATGCGTCAGCTACTATTGTTCAATGGGATCTTCCAACTTCTGTCTTGAAACTAAAAGACATAAAAGGTTTGTTCTTACCAAACGTTACAATCTATGGCGCAAATTCAAATGCTGCATTTGTACTAGATACATATGATGGATTAACTAATAGTAATAATCTACTAGATAATAATACAGAATTAGGTTTATTGGCTGATGAGATTTTAGACTTTAGTGAGACAAATCCATTCGGCGAGCCAACGCAGATTTAAGGAATTATAATGTTATCAGGTCAGCATTTCTATTATAGAACAATTCGTAGAAACGTGATTTCATTTGGCACGCTTTTCAAAAACATACAAATGTATTCGTATGAAGCCAATACTACAAATGAAGTAAAACGTATCAATGTTCCTTTAACATATGCTGGAAAAGAAAACTTCCTAACTCGCTTATTAGGTAATCCTGATTTACATAAACCAACTCAGATTGTTCTACCAAGAATGTCATTTGAAATGACAAACATTGAGTACGACTCAACAAGAAAACTATCTCCATATTTAAAAAATACATTTGGTTCAGGATCATCAGTTACAACGCAACATACTGCTGTACCATATAATCTTGATTTTGAATTGAACATTTATGTTCGTAACGTTGAAGACGGAACTCAAATCGTAGAACAAATTTTACCATATTTTAATCCAGACTATACTCTTTCTATGATGTTTGTTGATGAGATGAATATTTCTCGCGACGTTCCTATTATCTTAGAAAGTGTTAACTATGATCCAAAATATGAAGGTGATGCTGAAGAGACAGTAAGAATTTTAGTTTGGACATTAAGATTTAAAATGAAAACTTATTTCTTTGGACCAACTACACAAAGTAAAATTGTTTTACAATCTAATGTTAATATTAGTCAATATTCGAGTTCACCGTCAGACATCTATATACTCTATACAGATCCTGGTTTTTTAAATTACGCTACTGGAGAAACAGTATATCAAGGTAATTCTTTATCTGACGCGACTACAACAGCTACTGTTGTTTCTTGGCAGAATAATAATGCTGCGAATAGTAATGTTGCTAATATTTTAACAGTTACAAATAAACAAGGAAAAGATTTTAGTTTGACTGCAAATATTGTTGGAACACAATCATATGCATCTTCTAGAATCGCATCTTATCTTCCAGAAAATCAATTACTACAACATATTGTTGTGATTCCAAATCCAGCAAATGCAAATAGTCAAACTGATTTTGGATTTACAACCATTATCACTGAGTGGCCAGACTTATAATATTGTGAGAAATTATGGAAAATGAAACAGAAAAAGACACTTTAGCAGAAGTGTTCAATACGCTCCCTGTCGCTACAGAGAATGTAGAACCACAACAATTTCAAGTCGTAAGCGTTGAGGACGAAAAAGAAGCAGACATTCAACATGTGCGCGCGAACCTTTATGATCTAATTAAAAAAGGAACTACCGCAGCAGATAATGCTCTAAAAGTTGCAAACGAAATGCAACACCCAAGAGCATATGAAGTTGCTGGAAACCTAATTAAAAATGTGGGCGACTTAACTGATAAACTCGTCCAACTACAAAAGACTCTTGTGGATATGGAAGTTAAAGAGAAAAAAGCTACTGCTACTACGCAAAATGTTAATGTAAATAATGCAGCTTTATTTGTAGGAACTACAGCTGAATTGTTAAAAGCAATAAAGAAAAATATAAATGACAACCCAACAGTTATTACAAACGAAGTTAAGTAGAAAACAAATCTACTTAAATAACCCCAAGCTGAAAAAAGCTGGGGTTCCTGTTCCTATGTCACAGGAACAAGTGATGGAGTATGCTAGATGTAAAGAAGATCCTGTATATTTTATCGAGAACTATGTTGAAATTAATACCATTGACCGTGGATTTATTAAATTAAAACTCTATCCCTTTCAGAAACAAACAGTTCAAGACATTCAAGACAATCGCTTTATTGTTTTAAAAGCAGGTCGTCAGGTCGGAAAATGTTTTTTTATAAATACTATAGTTAAGATACGAAACACCAAAACTGGTGAAATTTTCGAAACAACTATAGGAGAATTTTATGAACACATCAGTAGAATGTCAGATCTGCAAGAGGAGTATGAGTCAGCTCCATTCTCACATAAAAAATACTCACAAAATGAAAACGGCAGAGTACACACAGATGTATCCCAACACTCCCTTGGTTTCGGAATTTCTAATAAACAGAGCGTCAAAGAGAGTTCAAGGCGCAAAGAACCCCGCATATCAGCATGGAGGGAAATTCTCTCCTTTTTCCGAAAAATTTGTCAAGGGTGGGAGGCAAGAAAAAATATTCAAGAAAGGGATGGAAAAAAGAAAGAAAAATGGAAACTGCACGACAACGCTAGATTATTGGCTGAAGAAAACAAATGGCAATCAGGAATTAGCCAACAAACTTCTTTCAAAAAGACAATCGACATTTTCTTTGGAGAAGTGTGTGCGAGAGCATGGAGAGGAAATGGGAAAGGAAATCTGGACAGAACGACAAGCAAAGTGGTTAAAAAACTTCAAGAAACAAAATTATTCAAAAATTTCGCAAAAATTATTCAATCAAATTATGAAAAATTATTCTTCGGAAACAGTTTATTTTGCAACTTGGGAGCGTCCAGATATGCACCAGTACAAGAACAAGGAATATCGTTTGAAATTGAGCAGCGGAAATATGGTGATGCCAGATTTTATAGATTTGGAGAAAAAGAAAATAATAGAATTCGATGGGGATTATTGGCACAATGGAGTTCGAGCGAACAAAAAGAAAGAAGAAGCAAGACAAAAAATGATCATGAACGACAATTTTTCAGTACTAAGAGTGAGAGAGCACGACTACAACAAAGATCCTCAATCTCAAATTCATGCATGCCTGAACTTTCTGACAGAGTAGAAAGAAAATTTGTAAAATCAATTGATGTAATTAATTGGGAAGTTTCATCTGACTCTGGTTGGGTGCCGATTAAACACATTCATAAAACAATTGAATATAAAGAATGGATAGTGAAAACATCTGGTGGTAGAGAATTAATTTGTGCGGACGATCATATATTATTTGATTCTGATGGGAATCAAATTTTTGTAAAGAATCTTAAACCCAATTTTACGAAAATTTTAACTGAAAGTGGACAAGAAATTGTAACTGATGCTTATGAGACTGATAATCAATCGAACATGTTCGATTTAACTGTGGATTCTCTTGATCATAGATTATATACAAATGGAATTTTGAGTCACAACACGACTACCGTTGTTGGTTATTTGTTATGGTATATTTTATTTGATGAAGGTAAACTGGTTGCGATTCTGGCTAACAAAGCTAAAACCTCTCGTGAAATTCTAGACCGTATCAAATTCGCATACGAACAAGTACCTATTTGGATGCAACAAGGTATCACTGCATGGAATAAGGGTGACATTGAATTAGAAAACAAATGCCGTATCATTGCTGACTCAACGTCAGGTTCCGCAGCTCGTGGTTACACAATTCACTTCTTGTATCTTGACGAATTTGCGTTCGTTCCTAACAACGTTGCTGACGACTTCTTTACCTCAGTATTCCCAACGATTTCTTCTGGTACAACTTCTAAGATTTTAATCTCATCTACGCCAAATGGTATGAATCATTTCTATCGTATATGGAAAGAAGCCGAAGAAGGCATTAATGGATTCCACTTTATCGAAGCAAACTGGCGTCAGGTTCCAGGTCGCGATGAAGCTTGGGCAGCTGGACAGAAACGTGTACTTGGTGAACAGAAGTACATGCAAGAAATGGAATGTGTTGGTGAAGATACTGTTATAACAGTTAGAAATAAAAATACTGGGAACATAGAAAAAATTACAATAGGAGAACTTTATTCTAAAATAGAATAGAGTGTAACTTTCTTAGTTTTATAAATAAAATAAAATAAAATAAAACAAGGAAAAATATATGAGTAAACATAGAGAAATATGGAAACGCCATTTTGGCGAGATACCAAAAGATAATGATGGTAGATCTTATGAAGTACATCATAAAGATGGTAATCGAAATAATAATGATATTAATAATTTAATGTGTATTTCTATACAAGAACATTATGATGTACACCACAGACAAGGAGATTGGGGTGCTGTTGCATTAATATCAAAAAGAATGGGTTTGCCGATTGATTATATGTCAAAAATACAAACTGGTAAAAAAAGACCAGAACTTATTGGTAAGTCTGGACCAAAACTCGGTAATATTCCCTGGAATAAAAACAAGAAAGGATATAAACTAAACACTGATAGAACTGGAAAAAGATTTGGCGGTCCAACTAAATTGAATAGAGAAGATGTGATTGAAATTAAAAAAGATTATTCAAATGAAATTAATTTAAATAACTCAAATTTAATAGGCACAAAAGCTAAAAATGGAAAAATTCTCACATATGATAATATTTTTTGTAAGCAAATGTCAGAGCAATATAAAGTTTCTATCGCATTAATTAGACAAATTATCACCAATAAAACTTGGAAAGATGAGACTATCGATGTTAGAAAATAAAATTAATAATCAATATGAAGTATTGACTCCAGATGGTTGGTCAGATTTTTCTAATATTAAAAGAAAGCTTTCTTCAAATCTAATAAAAATAACATTTACAGA